GACATTGCTTGCGTATTGCAAAATTGGAGAACCAGCCCTCCGAAAGACATTGTAAGAATATAACTTCTAGATCGTGGTGGACGTTGAGGGTCTAGAAGGATTCTGAATTCTGTAAACCCACTCCAGTACGTCCCAGAACAGAATCCAAGATAAAAATTTACAGTTCCAGGGGGAAAAAAGCTTTTGTAAAAATGAGTTCGTTCAGACATTTCATAAAAGCTTACCTCTGCAGAGATACTATCTAAGACCATTGCAGTCTTAACTATCCACAACGCGATAGTTTCTTGTTGTTTGCCGGTCAGCGTTTGCCCATCACGGTAGATCATTGGGCGGAGAATAGAAGACGCGTCTTTCTCAAGGTCGCTCATCCATCCTTCGTTACATGTCTTACATATCTTTTTTGTAACTATTTCGGGTTTAGGGCTTTGCCATTTCTTTCTATGTCCATGTTTATCAGTGCGAATGTTGAAGAGGAGTTTCTTCTCTCCTGGCAATTGCTCAATGATCCGAGCCAACCACCTGGGCCATACGTGCTCACGAGAATCAGCGCGATTCCCACAAAAGCTGCAAAGGTGTCCCATGAAGGATTACCCGTGAATCACGTAACCTGCCTCACTTCCCCTTTGGCAGCGTCAACGTTACCCCCCTGCACTCCAGCTCCTTGAGATGAGCCTCTAGGACCTCAAGCATGTATTCCCGCATTGAGGTGCGGTGAAGTGAGGCTGCGACCTTCAATTTGTCCGCTACGTCTAACGGCAATCCCCTCAATAGATAGTCTCGGGTTGGTTTCGATGTTTTCATCATGCTGCGAGTGTAGCAAAAGATGAACTTGACAGCACAATATATCTATTACTATATTGATATCACTTTATATCTGCACCTCACGGAGATCTTCTATGCATGACGCACGGCTTGTAATCCAGATACCGAAGTCCCTGAAGGTCAGGCTTGACGCTGAGCGCAAGCGCGGCATCACAGCCGCCGGACTCATTCCGTACTTACTCGAATGGAGCTTCTGTCCTGTGCGAATCCGGTGCTGGGGATGAAGAAGTATCACCAGGTCGCTCGAGAACGGTTTATGGATGCCCAGGAGGTGCAGCGGTTCATGGATGGGCTGTCCCAGCTTCCCGCCAAACCACAAGCCTGCTTGCTCGTCTTGTTGCTCACCGGGTGCCGAATGGGTGAAGCGCTCAAGATGCGCTGGATGGACATTGATCAGACCACGCGGCTCTGGCGGAAGGGCCGGACCAAAAACGGCAGCAGTCACGTCGTACCGCTCCCTCATCAGGTGATGGAGACGCTGTCCTGCCTACCGCGGCAATCGGAATGGGTGTTTCCTGGGAACGATGGGAATCATTGGTCAAGCGCGAGTATGAGCAAGATCTGGTTGCGGGTGCGGCAACAGTGGAACCTTGGGGATGTGCGGATCCATGACCTTCGGCGAACCGCCGCCAGCTATCTCGCGATCTCGGGCGAGAATCTCCCCACCATCCAGAATGTCTTAAATCATCGCAGTCTCACACCGACCGCCATCTATGCCCGACTGAATACCAAGGCGGTGGATCGAGCCTTACAGGCGCAAGCCGATCGATTCTGTAGCCTGGTGAATCCAGCGGTTCAGGAGGAGATCGAGGGACGAGAGCCTGTGTTCATCGGATAAACACAACTTCAAACGGACGTATGGTTATGTGTATGGGGAGGAGGAACCCATGAAGAATCGCGCTGCAGTCGCCTATATGCGAGTCAGTACCACCGAACAGGGGAACAAAGGGAACGGCCTTGCCGCCCAACGGGAGATCATCACACGCTTTGCTGAGGTTGAAGGCTTCACCATTCTGGACTGGGTGGAAGAGGTAGAAACCGGCAAAGGAAACGATGCTCTGACGCGTCGGCCTAAACTTGCCGAGGTCCTCCGACACGCACGACGGATGAAAGCGCCGGTCATTGTGTCGAAGCTCGATCGGCTGTCGAGGGGTGTTGCCTTCATTGCCGGACTCATGGCGGAGCGGGTACCATTCATCGTGGCCGATCTTGGCCCAGACGTGGACCCGTTTGTGTTGCATCTCTATGCCGCCTTGAGCGAGAAGGAACGGAGCATGATTTCAACCAGAACCCGTGAGGCCTTAGCGGCTTTGAAACGCCGAGGAGTGAAGCTGGGGAATCCCTCACATCAAAGCCTCTGTGACGCCTCACGGCGTGGAGCCACGGCGAGGCAGCAGGCCGCTGATACATTTGCTGCCTCTATCAAGCCGATGGTTCAAGGCTACAAAGCTCAGGGGCTCACGCTACGTGCGGCAGCGGAAGCGATGAATAAGAGCGGCGTTCCAACCTATCGAGGAGCTGGGACGTGGACGGCTACACAGCTCTCGCGCATCATGGCCCGTAGTTGAGGATGATGCGACCGTCGAGAGGCAACGGTTGGCGACGAATTGCCGCTCTCCTCACTGCCTAAGGGATCCCCACGAAAACCGGCTGTTCTCTCTTGTTGTTTGCAGCGCAAAATATTCTACTGCCGTATCTTGACATGGCTCACTGCTAAGTGTTGGAATGCTTGTATTCAGCGTCCCCTTCCGCGTCGTAGATGGGTTCGGTTTCCGGATCTCCGTATAAACCGGCGCTTTCCCCTTGAGCGAGATCAAATGGAGCTAGGTTGCTGTCTACCGTAACAAGACAGGGTGTTCCCCTTCGTCCTTATCGAATGGCTTCAGGGTAGAGCGGCCTGCCCGTCAAGCTGGCCGAGGCAATCACCTTCTGATCTGGAATTGTTCGAGATGCAATAATCCTCTGCCATCATGGTCATACGTGGCAGGATTTGTTACTGCGGTATTCTGAGCACCCGCGTCTCTATAGCTCTCTATATACTTGCTCAATTAATCGATCAGATAGACCGGTTTCTGCTTTCAATACCTTTTGAGGTTTTCCTTCGTCCCTTAGTCGCCTAGCCTTTTGCAATGCTTCCTCGCGTGTCTTCTTTCGAGATTGCGTGAGCCTATCTTTCCGAGCCTTCCGCTGATGATTGTTAAACGTGAAACGACAATAGCGATCACAAAAGTGTCGTCTCGGATCTCTGGTGACAAAATACTTTCTACATACACGACTGGGGCAGATCTTGAGGGTGGAAATTGCTCCTACCCGTACTGATTCAGCAAGAATGTAGTACAGCGTCTTTCGAGCATCCATACTCATGGGGAGGAGTTCTACCACCCAGCGCTCCTTTTTATCACCGCGCTGAATCAAGACCCCACCGGCATTAACCCGGCGGGGCGCCCATTCAAAAGACACATCGGCAAGTTTCACCAGAATCGATCCAATGAGAGTGGAGGTAGGTACATGAAGCCTATCTCTTAAGCCTGTTTCTATCCCTTCAGGAAAATGGAGGGAACCTGCACACAGCGGATATAGAACCTGATGTAGTTCTATATGAATCGCCTTGGCTTCTTCGGCCGATATCTCCAATGGAAGCGGCATGCCAATGTCTTCTTTACGAAGATTTCTCTCAAATTGGTCTTGCTGCTTAGCACGCCACTGCTCCCAGTGTTCCTCATTTAGTTCTGGCTGCACAACGTTCATGAAATCGGCTAACCGGCTGAGCGCTAATTCCATGCCTTGGTTTACTCGCATCTCCCTGTTCCCTGCATTGATCCGTCCAACTCGTATTAATTTACATGCGAGTTATACCTGCTTAAGCTTGGTGCGGTCAATAACACTGGAAAGGAGGAAAAGCATGGTTCGCTTAAACGTTGCAGAGGTGGCCAGACGTGCAGAAATCTCGGCTTATACGGTGAGACGGTGCGAGCGGAAGGGCCTAATCACATCCGTCAGAGATCGGAACGGATGGCGCTGGTTTGACGACGAGACCGTTGAAACCCTCAAAAAATTGTACTGCCGTGGGGATATTCAACCGGTCGCATAAAAGAAAAGCCCGAGCTGGCAGGCCCGGGCTAAGAAAGGGGAAGCGAAAATGCTGACGGCGATCTTACCTAACAGCAATGATTCGATCAAGGACCAAGAACTCAATCAGGAACTGACAGCCTTGCTTACCGCCGACTACGGAAGCCTCGTGATCCGGATTGGGTTGAGCGGGCTCCGCTCAGTTCATATTGACGCTCGCGATTCGTCAGTGGAAGCCGAGCTCTTGGACCTCTGGAGATTCTTGCGGCCAGCGTTGACCCGCGCATCGGAAGAGAGGAATTATCGATGAGAACCTTCAGCACGATCCGCTCCCAATTCTGGTCCGGCACGACGGGGAAGGCTATCACGATCGCTGGCAAGGATACCCGCATTCTCGCGACATATCTCCTGACCTGCGAGCACGCCAATATGCTCGGCCTCTATCGCTTACCCGTACTCTACATCGCTGAGGAAACGGGGCTGAAGCGTAAAGAAATCCTGACGGCATTTGAAAACCTCAAGGCTATAGGCTTTGCGCACTACGATGAGGGAGCCGAATTCGTCTGGGTGGTGGAAATGGCTCGATATCAGCTCGGGCTGCTCCCTGGAGAGCCAGTCAAGGAAGGAGATAAACGCAGGCATGCCGTGGCGAAGCTCTACAAACAGCTCCCAACCAATCCTTTTCTTGCGGCCTTCTATGATCGGTACGCCGAGATACTCTCTCTTCCTTTCAGAAGAGATTTCCTCTTAGAGACGAAGCCCCCTCGAAGCCCCTTCAATGGGGCATCAATGCCCCTTGCAAGGGACTATGTTCCTGATCCTGATCCTGATCCTGATCCTGTTCGGAAGGGGGACACGGGGGAAACCAGAATTTCCCCCCAGCCTGTAGCGAAACTGACTCCGGAAGAGATTCAGACCCGCTGGAACACCATCCCGGGTGTGAAGCCCTGCAAGGTCCTGGGTCCGACCATTTGTGATCGTGTGCGTAGTCGCCTCGCTGAGCACCCTGATTCAACTTGGTGGGATGAATTGTTCAAGAGAATCCAAGCTGCTGACTTTCTCTGCGGACGAACGAATGGGAAGGAAGGACCCTTCCACGCTTCGCTTGATTGGATTCTAGGTCCAAAGAATCTCGACAAGACTCTCGCTGGGAATTACGACTCAATTTCCTCAAACGGCCATGCACCAGCCTCAACGTGTAGCAAACAGGTGCCGAAAGGTGAATTCCTCAAACCCTGTGGGATACCGGCTGATCCACGCAGCCAGCCACACGAGCCTCGCTGCGCTGAACACCTCAGCATGCTCCATCAGCGTCAAGAGGTCGTCACATGCTGACCGACCCACTGAGAGTACAACCCCACGACCTTGAGGCCGAACAAGCCATCCTCGGCGCCATCCTGCTGGACTCGGCCGCATTGGCACCAGCTCAAGAAATCCTGACGCCAGGTGACTTCTACGACAGCCGCCATCAACGCATTTTTCAGGCGATGGGTGAGCTCGCCAAGCGAGAAGAGTATGTAGATCTCATCACCCTCGGTGATCGCCTTGAGGAAAATGGGCATCTCAAAGCGATTGGAGGCCGCAGCAACCTCGCTGAACTCCTGACCATGGTGGCGTCCGGGGTCAACGTTGGCCATCACTGCCGTATTGTCCGAGATCATGCCAGCCGCAGGCGCCTACTCAAGACTGCTCTGCTGCTCGAAAAGGGGGCCTACGAGCACGCGCCCCTTGAAGCCCTCCTGCACGATCTTGAGATGGGCTTGTCGTCCGTCACTGCTGGCCGGGAGTCGCACAGCTGGTGCTCGGCTTCCACGCTGGCCGAAGAGACTGTTGAACATGTCGATCGAGCTTCTAAGCGAGCCACGGACATCACCGGCATTCCGACCGGATTTCACCAGCTGAATGAGCTCCTTGGAGGATGGCAGCGATCAGACCTGATCATCCTGGCTGCACGCCCGTCAATGGGAAAAACCGCGCTGGCTCTTGGGGCAGCACTCGCGGCAGCAGAAAACGGTTTCAAGATTGGTGTCATCAGTCTTGAGATGTCCCGCCATCAGCTCGGCCAACGGTTGCATGGGATGAAGGGTAACTTGGACATCCACGCCCTTCGAACTGGACGGATCTCACCGGATGGCTGGTGGCAACTAGCCCATGTCGCACAACAGGTTGGTGCTCTTCCCCTTTGGATTGATGATTCCTCCCTCATGACGGTCGAGCAACTGTGCTCAAAAGCCAAGCTGTGCAAGCTCGGCACGGACTCGATCTGCTGATCGTCGACTATCTGCAGCTCCTGCACATGCCTGCACGCGAGAATCATCAACTCGCTGTAGCTCATGCGTCACGCCGCCTGAAGCTGCTCGCGAAAGAGTTGGACATCCCCGTCATTGTGCTGAGCCAGCTCTCACGGGAATGCGAGCGGCGAGAAAACAAACGACCGATGCTGGCAGATTTGCGGGACTCTGGAGCCATTGAGCAGGATGCCGATGTGGTCCTATTTCTTTATCGGCATGAAGTGTATGACCGCGACACTGATGAGAAGGGAGTCGCCGAAGTTCTTATTCGAAAACATCGCAACGGGCCAATCGGTGACCGGCGATTGCGATTTGTCGATCCCTTTGCACGGTTTGAAGCCTTGAACGAGGGACTGTGAAACCACTCACACTTGCTGAAGCTGCGCAGTTCCTCCGGATGTCACGCTCAAGCTTATACCAACGGCGCGATATCCCCCGGTATCGCCGCCCCGGCTCTCGGGTCATGCTGTTTGATCAGGACGAACTGGAAGCCTGGCTGAGGCAGGGCCGCATTGAGGGAGTCAGCAAAGGGTCAGATAGTGCCCTCTACAGTGAGGCGCAGCGAGGTCAGGGTAAGAGCCAAGCACCCATCATGGACATTCAGGCAGGACGTGTTTACCATCGCATCGCTCGATATCGGTAAGATGCTCGCATGACGTACAAGATCACCACCCGACAGACCAAAGCTGGCACGGCATTCGATCTATACGTCCGTTGGAAAGGTCAACGGTACCGCCCTCTCCTCGGGTACAACCTGACCAAAGAGCAGGCTGAGGAATCCGCGATCGCCATGATTGGCAAGATCCAGCGGAACGAGCAACACGTGACTCCTCGACATGTCTCCCCGACCTTCGCCGACTTTCTCCCGCTGTACTGGCAAACGATGCACGTGAAGAAACGGTTTGACCTGGCCAGACCCGAATCGATCATCGACACTCACTTACTCCCCCGCTTTGGTGAACGTCCCCTGGACTCCCTCACGGCTGAGGATGGTCTCGCCTACATCACGGCTCGCCTTGCTGCGAAGGCGGCGCCCTGGACGATCCGGCGCGAGTGGAACGTACTCATGCGAATTCTTAACCTCGCCGTCGACTTCGACAAGCTGGACAAAAACCGGCTGAAGCGGGTGGAACTCCCCGATGTGGCAACCCGTGAGCGAGTGGCCACCACGGAAGAACTCAAGGCGATCAAGCTGAAAACGGATGAACACCAGCTCAAGGTGATGCAGGCGAACCAATACGACCCGGCGGAGCTCTGGCGTATTGTCACGGTTGCCCTCAATACCGGACTCCGAGAAGCCAAGATCCTAGAGATCGATCGAACCTGGATGCGGAAGCGAGATGATGGCTGGTGGTTGATCCTCCCACCCGCTCGAAGCCGTCTGAGCAGACACCCCGTGAAATCCCCCTCAATCCTGCCGCCTACGCGGCCCTACGCGGGGCGATCGCCCATGTGGACGGGGAATCTTCAGGCGATGGACTCCTGCCGCCTTTAGCATCTTCTGGAAGCGTTTGGCGAAAGAAGCCAAAGTGGTCGACCTCCACTTCCATGATCTCCGCCATACCTTCGCCACCTGGCTGCAGAATCTTGGCGTTCCGCTGGAAGTCCGAGCCGCATTACTCGGGCATCGACTCCGAGGAATGGGACACGATCCACTCGGAGGTGAATCCATGACCGCCGCCTATTCGCATGGCGGATACGGCTGGAATCAGCAGCTCCGAGCCGCCGTTTCTCAGCTGCACAACGCCCTTTTGTCCTATGGATTGTCCTATGGCAGTCCGCTCGAAGAATCGACAGAACGGGTGAAGGTGGCTAACTCTTTGGAAGGGCGAGAGAAAGTTTGGTGGTCCCAACGGGATTCGAACCCGTGTTTAAGCCTTGAGAGGGCTCCGTCCTAGGCCAGGCTAGACGATGGGACCAGCCGAATCGGTCTGGAGGGAGGACCGTAGCACAAGCGGTTTTCC